GGGATGATTTCGGATTTATACTCAAAATTCGTTTTTAAAAAAATTGAGTAATATCAGGATGTGGGCGTGGATCACTTTACTAGTGACCATGGTCATCGTATTTTTCATAATTTTCACCAATAATCAGGAACCACCTATGCTTACGGAAATCAAGCAAAAATACCGGGCCATACTGGATATGCTTCGCCAAACAGGCGACCCGATGTGGAAGGGGGTCCTCAGACCATCAATTATCACTGGTATGAAAGATTGGTCAAAGAATAAGGGACCTATTGGGTCAAACGTGAACAAGGGGTATGAAATTTACATCTGCCTGGATGGAAACGATGTAAATTCTGCAATGTATGTGATGATCCATGAACTGGCACACATGTCCGTTCCAGAATACGATCACACGACTAAATATTGGACAAATTTTTCAAAACTCAAGAAACTATGCATTGACAACGGGTTCTATACAGCCTCCAGCGTTCGCACCTACTGTGGTGACGTCATCAAAGATGATCATTAAACCTTGTCGGCAATGAACTTCTTGGCGAAGTAAAACACGATGGCAGCCACGAGCGCCGTCACAACCAGGCCCGTCAGCGAGACGTCACCAGACTCGCCGACGAACTTGGGCACCATGGTGCGCATACGTGACTGCACGGGCTTGGAGAAGGCGATGATCGCCGCCACGCCAGCCAGCGCCGCCTGGAACTGCTCGTCGGTGAGACCGAACGGATTCTTTGATACGCGGCCCCCGGACTCGGACCCATCTTCGCCATTCCGCTTGCGCGCGGCCGATGGCGCCTGCTGTGGCTGAGCGTAGGGCGAACCCATCATCTCGTTCTGAAGCATCTGACCTGGACCTGCCATGACTTCCTCAATTGGAGTAGAAAAGTCCGCCATTTGAGATTCGTCAACGTTTTTTTCTGGCGGAAAATTCTTCAACAAACCGGTCGGGACTGACTTGTTGTTTGGGTCCTTGTTGAGGGCCGCCCGGGCGAGCTCTTCGTCAACCGTCATTTCAGGGGCCTGCTGAATAGGAGAAGACATGGTGTCTACACTAGGATCATAAGTCAACATCTGTTGTTTTCGGGTAAAAAATAAAGGAGCCAAGGGCGCGCTACTTCTTCTTGACGACGGTTACCACGCCCCCTTTGCGCTTCACGACGGGCTCCGCCGCCTGCCTCACCACGGCCCTGGGGTTGTAGTGACGCTGGTGATACTGCCAAAACGCAGGACCACCGACATGGAAGTTGCGGCGGATAGGCGCCTTGTACCAGAACACGCAATCTGTTATTTTATTAGACTTGGACGTGTTATCAAGCACTAAACACTCGTAGTTTTCTGTACAGGCGTCCATAACCTGACAAAACTGGTCAAAATTTGGAAACACCCCAAAGAACGCCTTGTAGAGGTTCTCACGGTTCTGTCGGACGTTGTCACGAAGGGCAAAGACGTAGTCAACATTGGTGCGAATCATAGGGGTCATGTCCATACAGTACTGGGTCGTCATCATAAAAAAGATTTTCCAGTGCCGTCCGTTCATAAAAAGCTGCCGAATCGCAATGTCGCGCATGAATGCCCTATCGTACATACAGTCGTCCATGAGTATGAAAACTGGATTGCACCGCCCAACGGCCAAGAGCTTCTTTTGGCGTTCAATAAGCCTTTCAAGCGCATCACGGTTATAATCTCCAAAAACAAACAAGTCTGGAATAAATTGTTTGTAGTACCCGTTGCCCTCCTCCGTCCCTGACATGGCTATGCCTGCTTGAAGATGGCGCTTGTGCCACAGGATGTCTGTAACCAGCGTACTCTTGCCAGTGCCTCTTTTGCCTATGAAAACGCACACCTTGTCATCCGACATTTTTGAAGGATCAAATTTTCGCAATTGGAGAGCCATCTCCTTCCTACAATTTAAAAACAAATTTGACGGTGGCCTGGAGCGCGGGAAGCATTTATCATAAAAAGATGTTGACAGGTACTAGAGGAGACTTCAATGTCGGCCGGATATATTCAACTCGCGGCTCTTGGGCAGCAAGACGCGTACCTCACAGGAGAGCCTCAGGTGACGTACTTTTCAGGCGTGTATAAGCGCCATACACCGTTCGTTCTAGAGGCGTACGACATCCCTTTCAACGGTCAGGATGTCGGCTACGGCAAAACAAGTATATGTAGGATTCCACCCAAGGGTGATCTCATACGCGGGCTCACACTTAAAATGACCTTGCCTCCTCTTTTCAATCCAACAAACGATTGGATATGGCCGACCCTCCCATCTTCGGCAAGTTTTCCGGCCCTCCAGTTTGGATTTTCAAACGGTACCGTGTCCGACCTCGTCTCGGCATCTTTTGATGTAAGTTTCTATTCAACAAATGTTAATGTATTAACAACTTGGTTCATTCCATTCACGCAGTATGTCAGTTATTCCTCTTCAACAAACAAGTTTATATTCAGTAACGTTGCAAACGTCATCGTTCAATACGGATTTTCTGAAACGAATGTTGGTTCATCAGTTTTCTGGGGACTTGATCCAATAAACTATTCAACTTTGGATGCCACTGGAAATCTCGTCTACAACGCAACGGTGTCATCACTTTCTAATTTAAGTGCAAATTCCACTATAAATACTCAATCAAATACGTATATATCAACATTGACGCCCGATTTCACCCTTCAAGAAGCAGGGTGGTTTCAAACAACGCCAACTGCAGAAAATTCATTTTTCGGTCTCTACCTATCCCTAGCGCAACCCGTCTCATTCACCACAAGTTCACCACAGCTTATAAACTTTAACGCGTTGACACCAAGTACCAACTTCCCATATTGGGCATCTCCCTACCTGGTTGCCACGAGTTTTATCATATCAGCCGCTGGTCTTGTCCAGTTTGCACTTCCGGGATACTATACACTTCGGGCGGGGTTTAACCTGAGCGCAGGCGCGGTGGTTTCCATAAGTTATGGCACGAATACGACTGGAACCATCCCCTTGACCCCTACGTTTTTGTACACCTACACGTATACCGTTTCACCAAATCCCACATCTCCAGCCATCATCCCAATATATGAAACAAATGGGGGGACCTATTACTACTTTTACGTACAGACGAACATGCCATGCACCGCCCTCAAGGGAAGTTACTTTAGTGCTACATACGCCGATGACACATACCAGTTTTCAAATGACGTCACGCTTTCTAGCACGTCTTTGGCTCCAGTTCCCCTTACCGGAAACATTGGGCCTATTCTCAACTCTACGGTCACTTTGGACACAAATTCTATGATGAAGTTTGCCGTCAGTGGCTCGTACCTGATTTCGGGTGTTCTGTCACTTTCAAACACAGCCACAGAATCGTACGTGTCAAATATAGCCATAGGAGAACGGGCGAACATCGTTTACGTCTATGACATGTCGTCACAGGGGCGCAATCCCACATATGGGTTTTCCATTCCCCTCGTAGCAGACTCAAATCTTTCATACTATCTCAACGTCTCGTCAACTGAATCATTTTCAAATATATCAGCCAACTCTTTTTTCACTATAAATCAGGTGGGCGTTCTTCCAGGCACAAATCCGGAAAATATTCTTCCATACAACGGCATTTTGTTGAATTCATCATCAAACACTCTTACAAACCCCCTCAATTTGTCAACAAATTTCAATCTTTATTCAAATTCATCACTTATTTCAGTAACTCCATCTGGAACTCTCGCGTTCGCCAACACCGCATCATATATGTTAACGGGTGTTTTTTACACGACAAGCCCAGTAACAAACGTAATTATTACAAATACTTCTACAAATTCAAATGCATTTTTTAACTATACACTTGGGACGAGCGGGTCACCGCCCTATACAATTTCAGTACCGTTTGTTGTATCAAACACTGCAGGTACATATACAGTTTCAATCACAACACAGGATCCCGTATCAAATGTGAATAGCGGTACATATATTGCCTTATCTCCTATCAGTACACAGGCATACGACTATTTGAATCAAAGGTATAACTATTATGACTCTGTAGGTACGATAGCCATTACACGAGCCGATCTCAAGATAGGTGGACAGACTGTTCAAAGTCTTACAGGAGATTATATAGAAGTTTGGAACGAATTGAATATTCCATATGAAAATCAACCGGGTCTCCAGCTCTTGACGGGCAAGTACGACACACAAACGAACGTCCCACCCCCCGGTCGGACCTACTATATAAACCTACCATACTACTTTTACGATAAGCCGGAGCTGGCGCTGCCCATCGCCGCTCTCGGGAGACAGGATGTGGAGGTCTGGATCACCTTCAATAACTTTTCAAACTTGACATCAATTTCAGTTACAAATCCAACACTTCAAGCCACGATCATTACAGAATACGCATATCTTTCCAACCCCGAAATTGACTGGTTCCAAAGGCACCAACTTGACTATGTCATTTCACAGTGTCAATACGAAACCTTTCTTCTTGGACAAAATTTCAGATCTTCTATTTTTGATCTAAAATTCAAAAACCCCGTCAAGGAACTGTTTTTCCTCATACACCCTGACACTAATTTACCATATAATTACACAACCCCTGGGAGCGGGACGGACGCCGTCAATCTCGGAATGACGTTCAACGGCGAAGATGCGTTTTTAAGTTCAACAACCAACACACTTTATATAGGATCCATAGAGCCCTTTAATAAACACGTCAACTTCTTTTCAAAACCAACCGTCATCACAATTGATCAACCAAATACCTATGGGCGTCAATTTTACATGTATGCATTTTCTACAGATCCGTTCGCTACGACTTCGTCCGGTCAAATAAACTTTAGTAGGATCCGTCAGACGCTTCTTGAACTCAACATCACCAACACGGCCGGTAACTATCCTTCAAAAACTTTAGAAGTTATAGCCCTGTCTCAAAACGTCCTGCGTATTGAAAACGGTATCGCGGGCGTGATGTTCCACTAGTGAGATTTTAGGCGTAAAATAAATGCTTAGTATTTACTAGAGATGGCCGGTCGTGCCAGTTTGTCCTTTCTTGGTCAAGAGGACATTTCACTGAGTGGCGATCCAGAAGTCACATATTTTATAGAAAAATACCAGGGCCAAACTCCCTTTTCTTCCCGTGTGGATCGTGTCATCTTTGACGAGCAGGGGGTGTCGTTCGGGTCCCAAAATCACAGGATCCTTCCGCGCAACGGCGACCTCATCACAAACATGACGCTCTTTACCGCATTCCCTAGCCCCCCACCAGGTGTGAACGTCCTTGACTCTGTAGGTACCCTCATGTTTCAGTACATTGAACTATACATAGGGTCTGAGCTCATAGAACGCCTTTACGGCGAGTACATTGAGATGATGTTTGATTTAACAATTCCAAAGGGAAAACAGCCCGGTCTGTCCTTTCTAGACGGTAAGAATCTCCAATACATTTCAGCGCCTCAGCTCGCATATACTGTTCCACTCCCCTTTTCCGTATTCAAAAAGGGTCTTCCACTGTGCGCCTTCAAGGAGGATGTGACAATCAGAATCGTATGGAACCCATCAACATACTTTACATCCCCTCCTACACTCATCACCACCCCCTTCACCGCTCAATTGAATATAGAATACACTTACTTGGCTCAAAATGAAATTGATTTTATTCGTAAATCCCATATACAAATTTTTGAACAAATTCAGCTCAATCAATTTTTCGCACCATATGGGACCAGCTTCGTCCACTGCGATCTCAATTTTTACAATCCAGTAAAAGAACTCTACTTTGTTTTGCAACAAGATTCTGCACGTGGGTACGATTACAGTAACGTGGCGACCGCTGCCTCCGCTT